AAAAAGTCACTACTGCTCAAGCAACTCCAACATCAGTAGAAACGATAGATATTTTTTCAAGTAAAACTCAAGGGAAAACTGTATCTATTTTAAATGGTTTGATTGAGTTTAGGTATTATGAAAGTATCCTACAAGATTCTGTGATGGCAACTGTCATGTTTAGTGATTCTGGTAATACTATTGCTGATGATAAAACTGGTGAGGTAAAGAGTGCCCTCGAAGGTCTTCCAATTGTAGGATCAGAGAGAGTAAAGTTTAAAATGACAGATAATAATGAAAATAAAATTGAGTATACTTTCCGGATAAACAATGTCAATCCAATATCAGATGAGACCACAAAGTCTGTTGTCGCATTAAAGTTGGTATCTGAGGAGTGTGAACTTAATGAGGAAGTTAGAATTAATAAAAGATTTGACGGTAAACCATCTGAAGCTATTAAAGAAATACTGACAAATTTTTTAAAAACTGAAAAAGATATAACTGATATTGAAGAGTCAACGGTGTGTGGATCAATACCTGCACAAAAGAAACCATTTTATGCTATGAATTGGTTATCTACACGATGTGCGCCTGTAGATAAAAAACCAGGAGTAACAGCAGGATTTTTCTTTTATGAAACATCTAAGGGATATCATTTTAAATCAATTGATTCTTTATTAGGTCAGGAAAAGAAAAAATCTATTATCTATAATGATACACCTGACAATAGAGGTCAAAATATTCCAGAAGGGTATGATGTAAAAGCATTATCTTATTCCAAGGATAACAGAGTAGATGTCCAGAAAAAATTAGAGATGGGAGCATATTCTACTAGATTTGTTTCTTTTAATGTGCGAGATTGTGATTATAAAGTAGCAAATCCAAAGGCTGTTGGTGATGGTGGAACAGAGGAATCTTTGACAAAGGCAGGAAAAGAGTTGCCTAAAATGAGTGATGAGATTAGTTCTGGTAAATTAAAATTCTCAAGAACAACATATTGTATTTTGGATACTGGAACCTTACCTGCGGGTAACACCAAGCAGCAACTAGAAAAGTCAAGGGATGAAAACTTTAAGGTAGGTGAAATTAAAAATCAGGCAATTATGCGCTATAATCAATTGTATGCTTCTAAAGTTGAAGTCACTATAGCAGGAGATTTTTCACTACATGCAGGAGATGCGGTCTATTTTGATGCACCATCATCTCAAAAAGATACAAAGAATGATGACGTTGACCGTCAAATTGGTGGACTATATATTATATCCTCATTATGTCATTTAGTTAACTCCCAAGGGACTTATACTAAATTAAACCTGGTAAGAGATTCCTTTGGTAGAACAGGGAAGGAACCAAAAACTGGTAAACCAGCCACCGAAACAAAAGTTCCTGATACACAACCTTCATATCAAAGAAGTGTATCAACTGCAGCATACGATACTACAACTACTTTCTAAAAAAATTATGGAAAAAAATATCGAAACTCATATCGAAAAGGATAAGCAAATTCTTGAAGATCCGACTATTTCTCCACAAATGCGGCGTCACACTGCAGATGAGTTGGAGCACTTAGAGCGTTATGCAAAAGAGCATGCTAAAGATATTGAGGCAGGAGATCATCATGACCCTACTGCATTTGAAATGTATTGCGATGAGAATCCAGAAGCAGATGAATGTAGGATTTACGAAGATTAATGGCAGAAACAGGAGCACTATTTGATCCTGGTTTTCTAGGAGGAACCTTTAACTGGTGGATCGGTCAGGTTACCGACGATTCCGAGTGGAGGAATAATTCACTGTCTGGAAAATTTGAAGATCCGAATAGTATTCCTGGATGGGGAAGGAGATATAAAGTTCGTATCATGGGTCTCCATGATAAAGAAGAGGAGTCTATTCCATCAGATCAGTTGCCTTGGGCAAATCTCATGTATCCAGTTACTGCTGGTGGTGGACAGGCAAATGCAAGCACAACTCCTGCAATTCGACAGGGTAATTTTGTCTTTGGATTCTTCCTGGATGGATCTGATCAACAGGTTCCTATCATCATGGGTATTCTGGGTAACAATGCCCAGACCTCAATGGCAACAAAGATTGGCACGACTGCATCCAATTTTTCTGCCACTAGTGGATATGCAGAAGGTAAAAATCCTCCAGCAGGAAGTTCCAAACCAACAGCACCTGATGAGGGTTTGGTTACAAAGAAACCATCAAATTCTACATTATCACAAGCAATTGCACCACCTCCACCTGGAACTAAACTTAATAAGTTTGGACTGAGACCAGATCAACCTCTCAGTGCAATTCCAGATGGTTTACAAGTCGCAAACGCTGCTAGAGAGCAAGCAAGAAGCGAAGGTAAGTCAGTTCAGGAAGTGGAAGAAGCCGCGATGCAAGCGGTAGCAGATCACGTTAAAAAATTAAGAACACAACAAGAGTCTCCAGCAACACCAAGTCAAGGGAATCCAACAAAGGAAAATCCCGATGCGATGCATCAACTCTCTTCTGCTGATGTGAAACGTGAATCTAAAATTAGAGAGTGTAATGTTATAATGAAACCTGATCCTGATCAGTTCGTTCAATCAGCAATATCATCAATTCAAACAGTTATTACTAAATTAACTGAGAGATTAAATTCATATCTTGCAGCGATATCTAGTTACATTGATGCAGTATCAAGCACAATTTCAAATATACAGAAATTAATTAGTGATGCTGCCTGTGAAATTGCAAAGTATATGAAGATTGTGATGGATAAGATCATGGAATATGTCATGAAGCAACTTAATAAGGCAATGTCGTCTGCAGTAGCAGCTTTGCCTACACATATGAGAACAATGTTTGCAGATTTGAAGGAGAAAATTGGAGAATTGATTTTATGTTTATATGGAAAATTAACTGAAAATGTTTGTGGTCAAATTGAAAGTCTTTTAACTGATGCATTAGATATGGGTAATGCTGAGGCAAAAGCAAGACAAAATTATGAAAATAATGATGGAGATGATGTGAAGAGAAATCCAAGAGTTCCAGCATGCTATGCTGAAGATGTTGTTGCAAAAATCTTATATTCAAATCAAACTGAAATTGATTCTGCCAACAAAAATATCTTAGATAATGTAAACGAATTCATTAAAGATATGCAAAGCGAACTCGCAGGTGTAAGTGGATCCATATCTGATATTTTGAGTCAGGTTACAGATGTTGCTGGTAGTATCAGTGGTGCGCTCTCATTTACAAATATTAGTCTTAATATATTTGGTTGTGAATTAAAACCAAATGTAGCAGTATCTGATAAGTATTGTATGGCACATGGTGGATCCGCACAACCAGATACTAAGTTCCCAAGTTTGAAATCTATTGAAGATTCAGTATCTAGTGGAATTGATAAAGTTCTTCCACCACCCCCAGAGGCATTTGCACCACCTCCTGCAGGAACTGCTATCATTAACCTCTTAACTGACAACTAAATATCTTTACGACAAATAATAGGTAGTCAATAAATCAGCATGTCGTTTAATCTCTTCGGACCAGCAGACAAATGTGATATTAGGGTTGGATATATTTCAACCACAAGAGGTTACGTTGATGGTGTCAACCGATATGAAGCTAATAAGTATGCAAAATTGAATCCAGGAACTCAATTTATTCTCAGAAGAAGAGATAAAATTCAGTTCATGAATATCAATGAAGTTAATAAATTAGAACCAAAGGATCTTCTTCCAGAAAATTCTGCTGGTGGCAGCAAAGGATGTTCTGGTATTACCGGACTTGATATCTACGATGATGGTGGTGGAATAAGATCAGATGCTTTTGATGATGCAAATCCATATGTTAATTTTTCAGGTGGTAATGGAATAGGAGCAAGAGCTAATCCTATATTTGGATCTGATGGCAGTCTACTTGCTGTAGATTTGATTGATGGTGGGTGGGGGTATGCATATGCACCAGTCACAGAAGTAGTAGATGAATATGGTATTGGTGCTGGAGCAGTTGTTCGATCTATTATGGTTGGAGACCCTGCATATTCTAAATGTGCATTCGTTGAAACTGTTCAAACTTTTGAGAAAGAAGAAGATTTTGAGGAGTATGATTTAAGTACATGTGGTCCATCGGAAATAGTTTCTTTTGGTAAGAGATATAATGCAGATGGAAAAGAGGTTGGTGTGTGGGATCCAACCACATATGCAACTCTTAGAGGAAATCCTGTAGAGATTGAGCAAAGAAGATATCAAGATTTCTTAGAATCTTTAAGAGGTGGTACAAGAGTAAATCTTCAGGATAATACTATCCGTAATTGGTGGACAACTCAAAGAGAAAAACCATTACAAGTTACTGCTCTCAATAAAAAGTCTAGAGTTATTCATAAGGTAACTCATCCCGCATGGAGTGAGTTTATGAATAAGTATGCTGTCTCTCCAGTTCCACCATCAAATGTTCCTGGTAGTGACTTTGCTGGAATAGAACATACATTAGAATGGGAAGAAAACTTCCCATATGACGGTGATTATAATTTTAGATATGCTGCAGATAATGTTGCTGATATTTACTTAGATAATATACTAATTGGCAGAACAACTAGATTCAAAGATTCTCCAGATAAGATAAAGAAATTTGTTACTGCTGGAATTCATAGGATTAGAGTTGACCTGGAGAATATTCCTATTCTCAGCCCAGTGCCAAAACAAAAAGATAAGAAAAAATATATTAACACTGAGTTTGAAGTTTATGGGCAAGGAACTCAAAGACACCGTGCAGTAAAATTTAGTTTCACCTCTGAGGGTGGAGCACACTCTTTTGTTTTAGATAATGTCCAGAAAAGTGGTAACTCATATAAGAAGAATATAAAAGTTCTTAGAAATACAAATTATAAAGTTGTTGCTGTTGCAGATGCTGCTAAAATAGAACCACAAATTGGTGAAAGAAAATTTAAAATTCAGTATGGCAATAATGCTTCACCAACAGCAGGAAAAAGAATTGTCAATAAAGGAAAAAAGATAGAATTTGATGATAATATTCCTAATGGATTTGATCTTAACGCAAGTTTGAAAATTGTATCTAGTTCTCCTGGACTTTCAGCTAAGTTCTCTGAGGATGGTACAAAATTAATTGTAAAAGGTCAAAATAAAGGTGATGTTACCATTAGATTTGAATGGGATGATGACCCTAGAACTTCTGGACTTGCTGTAGGATCAGTCACCATTGGAGACACAACATGGACTCAAAGTGGAGAGAAAGGTGGTATTACAAAAACTATAAACATCAATAAAATCTCAAACATCAAATCAAATTCGGGGATCGTAGAACAAGGCACATTAGAAAGTTTTGGACTTAGAGATAAAGAACGGGGCAATAAACCAAGTAAAATTATTTTTGCTGATTATATTGGATCAGTTAATGACAATGATGATATGCAGGTTAGAGTTAACAGAGGAACCTTCACCCCATCAAATAAAAAAATTATAAAAGGTGTTGGTCCACAAGGAAATCAAAGGAGAGGAACTTTTGATTTAACATTTAGAGTAGATGTCAAATCAGAGTCAGGAGGATCAACCTCCTCTAATTCTGGTTTTGAAATGGAGGAAGTTTTTAATACCAAGAAATCAATTAATGATGCAGATAGAAAACTTTGGAGAATAAATCCTGAGGCAGGAAGAGATGCTGATTTCTTATCTCGTTTTGGTGTTCTTCCATTCAATCCTCGAACCAATAAAGCAACTACCGATGATTTTGATGGAACTCATATCATTAGATGGGAGTATGTGGACTTTCCTATTACTGGAAACTATAATTTTGAGATTATGGTTGATGACTCTGCAGAAATTTACATTGGTAATCGCTCTGGAGGTGGACAGAAACAAATTGGTAACGGAC